GATTCCAAAAACACCCCTGCAAGCGTTGATCTGAACGCGGCGTATGCGGCGGAGCTTGCCAGGGTACTTGAGCCGCGGGCGCTCGGGGAGGCGCTGCATCTGGGCAGCGGTCGCACGCGTGCTGTGGCGCAGTACCGGGAGGTCTCTCGGGAGTGGCTGGAGCATGAGGTTTCGGAGCTTCTGGCGGCGCTGCCGCGTGCGCAGGCCGGGCGCGGCCGCCTGTACCTGATCCGCCCGATGCTCGAGATGCTCCTGGAGCTGCAGGAACGCGAGCTCGACGCCTGCACCGGCCGCCAGCGCCCATCGCCAGCGGCCCCCGCCCCGGCAGCGGCCAAGGCGGCTGGCGAGGCCGGGGGGGAGGATGGGGGGGAGGATGGGGATGGGGATGAAAGCTGAGGGATGAAAGGCGGGGCTTGACTTGCAGGGGCAGGCGGTACAGACTTTCATGCCCATTCAGTCACTGGCAAACAAAAGGATTCATTGATGGAAACAGATGCGGTTATAGCTTCTCCAGATGACGGCGGATCGTGCCTGACGTTCGAGGATTTCCGCCAGCAGAACGGGCAGGCCTTCTGGTGGGCAAGCGACCTGATGCGGATGATGGGGTATGACGCATGGCCGGATTTCCGCAAGGCCCTCGACCGGGCCGTGAAGGCGTGCATGGCCCTGAATATCGACCATTACGAGAACTTCCGCCATTACCAGCCGGAGGATGCGACCGGGGAGGATTTCAAGCTCTCGCGCTTCGCCTGCTACCTGACGGTGATGAACGGCAACCCGAAGCACCCGAAGGTGGCCGCCGCCCAGGCTTACTTTGCCGCCATGACGCGCCAGTTCGAGATCGAGCTTGCGGAGCGCGAGGATGTGGAGCGGCTGACGTTCCGCGAGGAGATCAAGGATGGCAACAAGGCCCTCTCCAGCGCGTTCAAGCAGCACGGCGGCGAGAATTACGCCTTCTTCATGAACGCGGGTTACCGGGGCATGTACAACATGCTCAATGTGGAGCTTGCCCGCAAGCGCCGGGTGAAGAAGGAAAACCTGTTCGAGCACATGAGCCGGGCGGAACTGGCCGCGAATCTCTTCCGCACCACGATGACGGAGGAGAAGATCAACAACGAGGGCATCACCGGGCAGCGTGCACTGGAGCAGGCGCACCAGTCCGTGGGGCATGCCGTGCGCAAGCTGGTGATCGAGAACACGGGCAAGGCCCCGGAAAACCTGCCGCAGCGCCGCAAGCTTCCGGATGTGAAAAAGGAGTTGAAGGCGGGGTACCGCAAGATGCTAAAGAAAGACGCGTAGACAGTGCAGGGATGAAAGGCGGTGGCGAGGGTGGTACAGCGTATCCGACAGCAGTCGAATTTATCAAGGAGTGATCTGGTGGCGATGCAGATCCAGTCAGGGGCGGACAAGGTGGCGAGGGTCTGCGACCTGGTAAAACACGGGCTGAGCGTGCTGGGCGTTATTGTCTCGCTGGGGCTTGTGATGTGGGGCGTGAAGGAAATCAGCCGCGCTGCGCCGGGCGCGATAACCGCGCTGGCCGGGCTTTTGCGGGATTGGCGGATCGGCGAGATTGTTCTGGCGCTCGGGAATGTTTTCTTCTACGGTTTGTACCGCCTGGAGCGGAGCGGCAAGAAACGGGCGATCGCGCGAAAAGGGGCTTACCAGAAACGCGCGGAGGCCGGGGATCCGCAACGGACAACAAGCGGGCTGACGGAAAACGGAAACACACCGAAGCCGGAAAGGATAAGGAGGACGGTATGACGAGTCTTGTATCAACCTTGATAGGGCTGGCCTTCCTGTTGCTTGCCTGGAGAAGTTGGCAGCAGACGATGCTGGATGAGGCAAGGGATCGCCTGTTCGATATGCGTGATTCGTTGCGAGACCATTTCGCAACCAAGCCTAGAGGCCTACGGCATCCGATCTATCGTGAATTGCGCGGGTTGCTTAATGCCCACCTTCGCGGCACGGAGCGGATGCGTTTTGTTGGATTCGTGTGGTTTTCCAGGAAGGTGAACCCGGAAATCGTCCGGTATCTCAACGCGCAGATCGAGAGCCGGTTCCAGACGAACGACAAGGATCTGGCGAAGCAGATCCACCAGATACGCACAGCATCCGCGCGGACGATGCAGAAGTACATGATCTGCACATCAAGCTTTGCCATGCTGCTGGTGCTGACCTGCGTACCGGTTGCGCTATATAACGCCGCGAGGAGCGGGGTCTCGCACCTTTCCATGAACCTGAAAAGGGCAATGGTCACGGCATTGGACGCAACGGTTATCAGCCCTGAACGTTTTGAGTGGGCAACACAGTTGAAAGCAGCCTGATCCCCCCCCCCACCACCCTGCCGCTGGTGCATCCTGCACCGGCGGCTTTTTTTTGCTCTTTTTCCGGAAGGCTGCTATAATGCCCGCCTAGTCGCCGCGATCGCGCTGCGCCCCGCAAAACGCCCCGCAAAACGCCCCGCCAGCATTGCGCCGATAATACCAACCGCCTTCTGACGCCCGCGCGAATGCCCGCTACAGTGCAGGCATGATGTTTGCACGCATAGCCGCCTCAGCCGTCGCCTACCACACGTTTCGCCGCCTACGGGCGGCGCGGCCGTCCCGCAGCGGGGTTTGTCTGTTTCCCCCGCTGCGGGCGGCCACCTTCCTTTGCCTGGCCGCTCCCGCCGCCGCCCTGGCGGGCGACTCCACGCCGCCGCCGATGTTCGACAACTGGCTGGCCAATGCCGCCTATGCCATGGGCCTGGTCTACATGGCCGCCCGCGTCTGGCAGCTCAACCGCCCCAACCCGCCGAACCACCGGCAGTTTGCCGCCATGGATCACCAGCACGCCGGCACCCTCACAAAGGCCGAGCAGGAAACCTGCCGCGATGCGCACACCCGCGAGCTCTTGACGATCCGCCAGGAGATGGGCGGATTTACCGCCAAGGTCGAGCGCCAGATCGACCACCTGCGCGACGCCCTGACCACCCAGAACGCGCAGATGATGGCCGAGATCACCAAGATGGATGAGAAGAACGAGAAACGCATCCAGCACCTTCACGAGCGGCTCGATCCGCTCCCCGCCGCCATCGCGGTGAACACCGGCTCCATCGAAACCCACTTGGCCGACCACCGGGCCGGAAAGGCATCCTGAATCATGGCTGTTGACATGACCCTGATCACCCTTGTGCTGCGCATCCTCAAGCGTTTCGACGGCAACCCCGTCACGGCCGACACCGTCGCCGACCTCGTTACCTGCGACCTGCGCCGCACCGTGTCCGTGGACCGCGTCCGCGATGCGCTGCTCGCCGCCCGCGAGCGCCACCTGGTCAAGAGCGAGGAAGACATCTGGGGCGAGGATACCTGGGAGATCACTCCGGAGGGCGAAACGGCATGAACGCACCCGACCGCATCGACGCCTGGGGCGCCACCCTCACCGAGGCCCAGCGCTGGGAGCTCTACCAGGCGCATTACACGCACGCCTCCTGGGAGGCGGTGGCCGACTGGGCCGGGGAGGAATTTTCCATCGAGCGGCCCACGCGCAGCGCCTACTACCGCTTCCGTTCCCGCATGGCCGAGCGCGAGAGCGAGCACCGCATCGAGATGGCCATCACCGAAAAAGGCCGGATTTCCCGCGAGATGGACGCCATCGGCGAAATCTCCCCGGAGCTCAAGCGCGCCTTCGAGCAGCGGTCGCTGGAATCGGAACTGCGCGGCGACCACCAGGGCGCGGAAAAGTGGCTCAAGCTGGCCCTCAACCTGGGCGATGCCATGAACAACAAGGCCGAGCTGGCGCTCAAGGCCAAGGCGCAGCAGCGGGCGGAGGATCAGTTGGCGCTGGCCCGCGAGAAGTTCGAGGCCGCCGAAAGCCGCCTGCAGGCCGCCCGCGACGCGATGAAGCGGCTGGATGAGGCGGGCGGCCTCACGCCCGAGGCCCGCGCCGAAATCGAGAAAGCCATGGGGATCCTCTAATGCCGGAATGCGACATCAACTACGAGCGTGGAACCGGAAAAAGACCGGCCTATGTGCCGGCGGAGTTCTCGGGCCGCTGCCGTGTGTTCCCGCAGCCGCACGCCGACGGCCGCGAACCCTTCTTCCTGGGCTACCAGCAGGCATGGAGCCAGGACCCGCACATCATGCTCATCGCGGAAAAGTCCCGCCAGATCGGCTGGACGTGGACCAGCGCGCACGGCCTTGCCCGCCGCCACGCGATCAAGGATTACACGCTCGACACCTGGGGCACCTCCCGCGACGACCTGCAGGCCATGCTCGCCGTGCAGGATTGCAAGGCCTTTGCAGACATCATGCACAGCGGCGCCAGCGACCTGGGCATGCAGGTGCTCGACGCCCGTGGCAGCAGCGGCCATGTCCTCAAGTTCGCCAACGGCACCACCTACTACAGCCTCTCGAGCAACCCCGATGCCCAGGCCGGCAAGCGCGGCAACCGCGTGGGCGACGAGTTCGCCCTCAACAAGGATAACCGCCAGCTCTACGCCATCATGGAGCCGGGCGTTACCTGGGGCGGCTTCATCTGGCTGTTCTCCACGCACCGCGGCACCGCCAACTATTTCAACACCCTCATTCAGGAGGCCAGGCACAAGGGTAACCCCAAAGGTTTCCACGTCTATCGCGTGACACTTGCCGATGCCCTTGAATGCGGGTTCCTCTACAAGCTGCAGGGCAAGCTCTGCAAGGCCAACCCCGCCGACCCGCGCCTGCAGATGGACGAAGCCGCCTATTTCGACTTCGTCCGCAGCAAGGCCTCCGACGAGGACACCTTCCAGCAGGAATACCTGTGCGTGCCCTCCGACGATGCCAGCGCCTTCATCTCCTACGAGCTCATCGACGGCTGCAAATACGCCCCCGGGATAGACTGGGAGACGCTCGCCGCCGGTGAGCTATACCTTGGCGTGGACGTCGGCCGCGTCAAGGATCTAACGGTCTTCTGGCTGCTCGAGCGCGTCTCGGGCATCTACTTCACCCGTCGCCTCATCCGGATGCAGAACGCCACCTTCGACGCCCAGGAGAAAACCTTCTACGACCTGCTCACGCTCCCCAACCTGCGCCGCGCCTGCGTGGACCAGACCGGCATCGGCAGGCAGTTTGCCGAGCGTGCCATCACCCGCTTCGGAAGCCGCGTGGAAGGCGTCACCTTTACCGGACCGGTAAAGGAAACCCTTGCCTATCCGCTCAAAGCCGCCCTCGAGGACCGCACCCTCAAAGTGCCGGACGACGCCAAGGTGGTCTCCGCCTTCCGCTCCATCCGCAAGGAGACCACCTCCTCAGGCAACATCCGCTTTGCCGGCGACCGCAATGCCGACGGCCACGCCGACGAGTTCTGGGCCGCCGCCCTCGCGCTGCATGCCGCTTCCGGGAAAACGCAGATCCCCCTGCCAACCCCATTTCGCAATCAAAGCCGCATCGCCCGCCTTCGCGCCGGGCGGCGCAATAACCGGAGAGCCGCATGAAAAGCACCAAGCAACTTGTCCAGGCGCTGGACATCTGGCGCGACACCTACAACCCCCTGCGCGGGCTAACGATGCCCCGCGCCGTCTCGCTCCTCGAATCGATCAACGCCGGCACGCTGGCGGAAGTCATGTGGGCCTTCGACCACATCGAGCAGACCGACCCTGACCTGCTGGCCCTGGTGGAGCGGCGCATCACGGCCGTCGAGGAGATGGACTACGACATCCGCCTGGCCAGCGAGGAAAAGCACGGCCAGCGCTGGAGCAAGACGCTGGCCGAAGACCAGCGCGCATTCCTGGCCGGGGCCTACGAGCAGATCGACAACCTCAACGAGGCCGTGGCGCACATGGCGATGGCCACCTTCCGCAAGTACGCCTTCTGCCAGGTGCATCCGAACGCGGAGGGCCTGCCCGCGCACCTCGAGTGCCTCGACCAGTGGAACTTCGCCCGCCGGGGCCGTCGCGGCCCCTGGTACTGGAACCCGCAGGCGCAGAGCGTGGAGTGGCGCAGCCTGGGCGAACCGCTCGACCTGCGGCGCGACCGGCTGATCGTCCGCGAGGTGCCCCGCTACGTGGACCGCTACGGCATGATCAAGTACGTCCGCGCCAACCTTGCGGAAAAGGACTGGGACTCGTTTGTCGAGATCTTCGGCTTCAACCAGACCATCGTGATCCTGCCGCCCGAGGTGGGGCAGGACAAGCTTCCCGAGTACCTGGCCGCCGCGCAGGCCGTCTCCCAGGGCGGCGAGGGCGCCCTGCCCGGCGGCAGCGACGTGAAGTTCCCGAACGAATCACGCGGACAGCAGCCGTTCCGCCCCCGCCTGGAGTGGCTCCAGCAGCAGCTTATCCTCGCCGGTACCGGCGGGCTGCTCACGATGCTGGCCGAGTCCGGCTCCGGCACGCTGGCAGGCGGGGCACACGCCGAAACGTTCGCCACGCTGGCCCGTGCGGAGGCCAAGCGCATTTCAGAGGTGTTCCAGCGCGCGATCGACAAGGCGCTGCTCGACGAGCGCTTCCCGGGCAAGCCGCACCTGGCGTATTTCCAGATCGCCGCCAACGAGGAGCAGGATGTCGGCGAGGTCGTGGACCACGCCCTCAAGATCTCCGCCGCCTTCCCCGGGTGGAGCATGGACCGCGAGGAATTTGCCGAGAAGACCGGCTACCGGCTGGCGGAAGCGCCGCTGCGGCCCGCCGCGCCCGATGGCGGCGGGTTTGCCGGGCGCTTGCAGGGCCGCGGCAGCGCCGCTGCAGCGGGCCTGCAGGAGCGCGACCAGGCCGCCATGCAGGCGCTGATCGAAAGCGGCATGGCCGCCGCGATCGAGGCCGACCGCCGCGATAACCGCCCGCTGGCCGAGCGGCTCTACGCGATCCTTGCCCTCGAGGACGAACCGGAGCTCATGCGCGCCGCCCTCTCCCAGCTCCGGCGCGACCTGCCCGCGCTGGCCGCGCAGATGGTCGAGGCCCCCGCGCTGGCCACCGCCCTGGAGAACCTGCTGGGGCCATCACTCATCAACGGGATCGTCGCCGGTGTGGCATCCCGCAACCCGTAGGGGCGACCCGCAGGTCGCCCCCCAGAAAGAGAGAACAACATGCTGCTGATCGGTGCTTATTACGGAACCTCGCTCCTCTCGTGGAAAATCAAGCGCGAGACCAACAGCCCCGTCTCGCACGTCTCGCTCCTGCAGTTGCCCGACGCGGTCTGGGACCCGCTGGACGGCGTGCGCGTCAATCTCCTCTACCCCGCCCTCGAGACCTGCCCGGTGTGGGAGGCCTGGGGGGCCGATGGCGTCGTGCGCCGCTCGGGGATCCACGCCGGGCACACGCCCGGCACCCGGATCGACCTGATGCGCATCGACCCCGCCGTGCACGTGCCGGAAGCGGCCATCGCCGCCAATCTCGACGCCATCGTCGCGGCAGGCACCAAATACGACTGGATCGGCCTGCTGCGGTACAAGTGGCGCCTCGACCGCGACAACCCCGGGCGCATGTTCTGCAGCGAGCTGGCGCACCACGTGCTATCCCGCCACGGCGTGCACCTCATCCGCCGCCGCCTGCCGCACCAGACCGCCCCTGGAGACCTCTACATTTCCCCCCTGCTGGAGCACCTCTGGCGCATCTCCACGAAAAACGCCGCAAACGCCCCTAGGACGCGCCGGAGCCCGGAGCCGTGCGTAGGGGCGGAAAAACCCGCAGGTAAAACTTGCAATGGCTTGCAATCGGAAATTTGGCCACATCCGGCCTTTCCCCCGCACCGCGATGCGATCCGGAGGAAATCCACCCCGGATTTACCCCCGGAAGCCGCCGATGGTTCCAACGGCCATCGGACACGCGGCGGCCTTTCCTGCAATGATCACGCCATGTTGAAAAACAACGCCAAAGCACAACAGGAGAACCCATGAAGATCCGCGACGCCTACATCACCTGCCGCACACCCTCCACGACCGCCGGGGGCTGGCACCACATCTACCCGCGTGGCGAGTTCGGCATCCAGGCCCGCATCAAGAGCAAGAGCGAGGATATTGTCCTGGTGCTCGACGACGAGGCGTTCAACAAGATCATCGCCGCCTTCCGCGAGGAAGCGGCCAGGCCGAATTTCGGCGGCATCCTCGTTGCCCAGGAGCATTTCGCGGACATGCCGGACAAGTCCAGCGAGGCGGCCGCCTGGATCAAGACGCTCGAGATCCGCGAGGACGGCCTCTGGGGCCGCTACGACGAGGTCACCGACCTGGGCGAGACGCTCATCGGCAAGCGCTACAAGTTCCGCTCCCCCGTCTCGGACATCGAGCGGATCGCCGGCGGGCGCTGGCGCCCGGTCAATCTGGATTCTGTCGGTTTGACGAACAAACCGAAGTTCAAGCAACTGGCGGTGGCGCTGGGGCGCGACGGCCAAACCCAAGAGGAGGAGACCGAAGTGAAGGAGAAGCTCATCGAGATGCTGAAGCTGGGTGCGGACGCTGGCGAGGCGGCCATCAGCGCCCGCGTGCAGCAGGCCATCGACGCGGAAACGCGCCTGGCGGTGGTGGAAAAGGAGCTCGGCACGGTGAAGGCCGAGGTGCTGGCCCGCGAGGCCGACGCCTTTGTCGAGACGCACAAGGAACGCATCGCCGACCCGGCGGCCGTGAAAAAGCAGTACATCGCGGCGAGCGACACGACCATCGCGCTCTTTGCCGGGATGCGCGTGCCGGCGTCGGCTGGCAAGGGCGCGGAAAAGGCTGCCCGCGTGCTCAGCCGCGAGCAGGCCCGCGATCCGCAGGCATCGCTGATGGATGGCGGCGACGAGGCGCAGGCCGCCGAGGCCCGCGTGGCCGCGCGCATCAGCGCACGGGCAGCGGAGCTCAAGGCGAGCGGCGCGTGCCGCACGCTCTCGGAGGCATACACCAAAGCCGGCGCAGAGATCCAAACGCAGTAGGGGCGAAAGAGTAAGGGCGAAACATTTTTCGCCCCTACTTTCGCCCAAACCCGTAGGGGCGGGCCTCGTGTCCGCCCAAACCCGTAGGGGCGGGCAGCAGCCCGCCCGGAAAAAGCGGCCTGCCAAGGCCATAAACTGGCAGAAGGAACCAAGCATCATGGCACAGAACAACGTTCAGCAGGGGCGCTTCCTGGTCGAGGCCGCAGAGGACCTCTCCGGCAAGCAGGATCTAATTGTCGAGCTCACCAGCTCGGGCGGCAGGCCGGTGGTCCGGCTGCCCACGGCCACGGGGGCGGTACCGCTGTACCTGCTCATCGAGGGCGCCGCCCTGGGCGGCAACTGCACCGTCGAGCCGCTCGACCCGTCGCTTAACATCCGCGTCAAAGTCAAGGGTGCCGTCGCCCCCGGCGACCGCGTCTGCCTGGCAGACCCGGCCACGGCGGCCGACGCTGGCAAGGTCCGCACGGTCGTCACGACCACCAACGGCACCTACCGCGTCTTCCTGGTCGCCGAGGAAACGGCGGCGGATGGCGGGCTCGGGCTCTTCCGCCCCAACGGCGTGGATTCGGTCGTCATCACGGGTAACTAGTCAAACCACGCCGGGGCGCGTTGTGCGCCCCGGCAATGGCCCGCCGGGGCCTTAAACCGGCAGTAAGGAACATAGATCATGTCCACAGCATCACTCAGCATTCAACCGGTCCTGCAGCAGTACGCCCAGGACGCCGCGCGCGCCAATGTGCAGCGCGTGGCCGACTTCATCGCCCCCACCGTGGAGGTGGGCGCCCAGCACGGCCGCTTCTGGATCTACGACAAGGAGACCCCGTTCCGGATCCCCAAGACGCTGCGCGCCATCGGCGGCCGCGCCACGCAGGTCGTATTCGGCGAGGGCCAGGGGACCTACGACTGCTCCCCCCACGCGCTCGACACCCCGCTCGACGAGCTCGAGATCATGGAGGCCAACCAGGACGCCTACACGAACATCGTGCAGGAACGTGCCGACGTGGTCGCCTGGATGGGCGGCCTGGCGCACGAGAACCGCGTCATCGCCACCGCCCGCGCCGCCGTCGGGGCGGGCACCGCGGCGGCATGGGGACCGAACGCGGACCCCGTCAGCGACCTCAACGATGTGATCTTCGATCTCATCAAGAACATCCAGGGCGGCTCCACCATGGGCATCCGCCTGCTGCTGGGGGCGGACGTGTGGAAAACGCTGCACACGCACCCGGAGCTGGTCAAGCGCCTGCCCAACGGGGCCACGACCGGCCGGAGCGCAGGCGTCAAGACCGTCGGCCTCGAGGACCTGGGCAAAATGCTGGCCGTGCAGACCGAGACCGCCGTCTCGATGGCGGTCTACGACAAGGCGGCAGAGGGCCAGGCGCAGGATCTGGACTGGAGCTTCTCGGACGGCGTGCTCGCCTTCGTCGCCAGCGCCAACCCCAACCGCATGGACCCGAGCTGGATGAAGACGTTCCGGCTCCGGAACTACTGGATGAAGGTCGGCACCTACAAGCGCGACGACGAACGCGCCGACGTGGTCAAGTTCGACTGGTCCTGCGACGTCAAGCAGGTCAACGCCAACGCCGCCAAACTGCTCATCCCCACCTGGGCGTGATCGTAGGGGCGAAAGAGTAAGGGCGAAAGATTTTTCGCCCCTACTTTCGCCCATCCTTTCGCCCCTGGAAAACCAACGGCGGGCGTGCCGTGAAAAGCCGCCCGCCACGCTGGCCCGCCGGGGCCTTAAACCGGCAGAAGGAACCGCACACATGAAGAAGTTCAACAGGATTCACACGCTGCTCATGCTGGCGATGCTCATCGGCCTCTGTGCCGACGCGATCGCCGGCACGGTCGGCGACCGCAAGGTCGTCAGCCTGGTCACCACCACCGGCGCGGGCACCTGGAGCAACCCGCACCAGATGGCATCCGTCTCGCTCAAGCGCATCAGCGTCGTGGGCAACTCGAACGCCACCAACGTCGTGACCGCCTCCCGGATCATCACCGAGAGCACCGGCACCTACACGCAGACGGTCGGCGCCGTCACCTGCGCCAGCGGCGTCGGCACGCAGGCCACGCTCGCCTACTCCACGCTGCTCTTCGGCGACACGCTGCGCTTCAGCTCCCTGGTCTCCACCGGCGGCGTCGTGGTCATCGAGTACGACGTGTCCAAGCACTAGTAGGGGCGACCAGCAGGTCGCCCAAGCCTGCCGCCGGCAATCCCGGCGGCAGGCCCACCATCGTATGGGCGAAAAATCTTTCGCCCTTACTTCGCCCATCCATTCGCCCATATTCGCCCCAGCCACAGAGAGAACCATGATAAAGCCCTGGATAACGCTGACCGTTGCGGATGTCGAGCAGTACCTGCTCGCGCCCCAGCTTAGTGCCCTGCGCTCCGCCGCCCTGGGGCAGGCGCAGGGCGACCCGCTGCCCGAGATCATTGCCGACGTGGTCGGGCACGTCCGCGCCAAGATCGCCAGCTGCCCGCGCAACACCCTCGACGCCAACCCCGCCACCATCCCCCCCTCCCTCAAGGCCCAGGCCTGCTACACCGCCATCTTCCGCGCCCAGCTCCGCATCCCCGTGCTCAAGATGACCGAACACCAGATCAAGGCCTACGACAACGCCCGCGAAGACCTCAACCGCATCGCCTCCTGCACCGACGCCGTCGAGCAGCCCCAGGATGCCGCCCCCGCTTCCACCGCCGCCCTCACCCCCGCCTACACAACCCCCGAGAGGAGACTGAGCCATGCCCGGCAAGATGGAATCTGAACTCGATAGCGCCATCGTCGCCCAGGCCGGCGAGCTCGAAGCCCTCCAGCGGGCCGTCGTGCTGCTGCTCACCCAGCACCCCGCGCTCGCCGCCGCCAAGATCGGCCACGAGGACGATGGCGACATCGAGAACATGATCGAGATGGCCTTCGCCGCCGGGGGCCTGCTGCTGCTCGTGCTCTCCCCCACCGGCCGCAGCGACACGCCCGACAGCGCCTCGCTGCACATCGACCAGCTCGAGGTGCGCGTGCGCATCATCGAGGTCCCCATCATCAACCGCGGCGAAAGCGGCACCAAGATCCCCATCAACCGCGCCGTCCAGATGGTCGCCTGCCACCTGCGCCACCAGATCATCGCCGGCGCGGCCCTTACCTTCGTGCGCTTCGAGCCCGATCCGCAGGCCGAAGTCCCCACCAAGGATGTCGTCTTCACCACCTCTCTCACACTGCACAACCTCTAACACGCAAGGACGAAGTAAGGGCGAAAGATTTTTCGCCCATACTTTCGCCCAATAACAAAGGAGCAACACCATGACCACACCCAACCGCAACAACATCATCCAGGGCGCCGGGGCCGTCAAGATCGGCACCGTGCAGATGTACTCGAAGGGCGACATCGACGCCACCCTCGACCCCGAGAGCTTCCAGGTCACCGTCTCCGGCTACGGCGCGGTGGACGAACGCCTGGCCGACAGCGTCGGCAAGATCACCTTCACCCCCAGCGGCCGCTGCTCGGCAGAGATCCTCGCCGCGCTCTACCCGTACCAGACCCCCGTGATCGACAGCTTCATCTTCCCGGCGGCGGATGTACCCACCGAGATCCACGCCATCCTGGGCAGCAAGGTCGTCTTCCACAACACCGCCGTCGTCGCCATGCCAGGGCTCAAGCTCTCCGCCAGGGAAACCGTGTTTTCCGGCAATGTCGAGCTCATGTGCCTGCCCAAGCTCAACACCGCGCGCTCGGCGGCCGACGCCATCTTCACCGGCCCCGCCGCGATCGCCTTCACCACCAACCTGGACTACACCGCCATCAAGACCCTGCCCTATGCCGCCACCTGGGGCACCGGCGAGGGTGCCGTGGAGCTCGAGACCAAGGACGGCTGGACCGTCGAGTTCGACGTCTCGGTCGAGCCCTTCGTCGTCACCGACTACGGCACCCTCACCGCCCAGCTCAAGAGCGTCACCGCCCGTGCCAAATGCCAGCCCATCAACTATTCGGAGAGCATCCTCTCGCTCCTGCAGACCCAGGGCACCACCGCCGCCATCGGCAGCTCCATGCGCACGGGCAAGGATCTGCGCATCGTGGCCACCGGCGGGCTCGACGTCACCCTCTACGACGCCGTGCCCATGACCGCCCCGCTCAAATGGGGCGAGACGCAGCTTCGCACCACCGAGCTCGGCTTCACCGCCACCCGCAGCTTCGCCAACGGCGTGCCCGGCGCGCTCTTCTCCGTCGCCATGCAGGCGGACTGACCAGGGGAGGACAGGCCATGACCATCACCATCCAGGCGGCAGGCGGCAGCGAGGTTACGCTGATCGACGGGCCGGACCGTGCCCAGGACAAGACCTGCGGCCCGGCCGAGATGACCGGCGGCATGCCGCTATCCCCCCAGGTCCGCCTGCCGCTCCGCCGCCCGGCCGCCCGGCCGATCGCACGCGGCGGAGCCACCGCCAACGGCAGCTTCGGCGGCGCGCGCCTCTGTGCCGACGCGGCGGCCGCCGCCGCCTGGATCGTCACGCACCTCGCCGCCTGCCCGCGCGGCGGCACCCTGCGCTTCAAGGTGGCCGGAGCCACGAAACTGACGATTGCCGACACCGTTATAGCCGATATTCCCTACAGCCTCCACGGGGCCACCGTCAAGATCGCGTACAACTATGTCGGCGGGGCGGTCTCGTAGGCCCTCCCTCGCCCTGGAAAGGAAAAACATGCAACGCCACAAAACCAACCGTAAGGGCGACCGTAAGGGCGACCGTAAGGGCGACCGTAAGGGCGAAAAATCTTTCGCCCCTACTTTCGCCCATTCTTTCACCCACCGCCTGCTCCTCCATGCAGCCTGCGTCGCCATCTCGATCGGCTGCGCACCCGCCGCCCGTGCCGCCATGCCGGCTGTCTACGTCCCCTTCCGCTGGACCGTCAACACCGCCCGCCCCGCCCGCCAGGAGCTCACCATCAACCGGGGCGAGACCGTCGCCCTCGAGCCCACCTACCAGAGCTACGACGGCCCCGTGGACCTCACCAACGTGTACGAGGTGCGCCTGCGCTACCGCTCCGCCGACATGCCGGAAAACACCTACTACGCCGCCACCGGCAGCGTCACCAGCGCCACCGGCGGCGTCGTCCGCATCGTCTGGGGGCCGGAGCACGAGACCACCAATTCCGTGTTCATCTACGACATCAAGCTCTCCGGCAGCGACAGCGCCAGCCTCAAGGCCGCCGGCACCATCCGCCTGGCAGGCACAATCACCGGGGCGCTCACCAACCAGCCCGCCATCGTCGGCGGCCAGTTCGACTGGGCCAGCGTCGAGCACGTCAACATCAACGCCGCCCCCTTCGTCGATGAGGGCGACCTGCTGGACGTCACCCAGCGCCTGGAGGGGCACGATGCCGCCATCAGCAACGTTACCGCCCTGGTCGGCTCCGGCGTGGCCGGGGTGGAAAGCAACCTCGCCGCGCTGGCCGCCTCCCAGGCGCTGACCAATGCCGCGCAGGATGCGCAGATCGCCCTCGCCCTGGACAGCGCCACCATGGGCGGGGATGTTTCTGGCAAATCCACCAATGCCACCGTCGTCAAGCTCCAGGGCCGTGCGCTGCCCCCCTCGGGCGAGGTGCCCCAGAACAACCAGGCCATGATCTGGGATAGCGACCTCGGCCGCTGGGTGCACCGGCTCGTCGATCTCTCCCCCATCAACGCCGCCATCAGCAACCTGCAGGCCAGCGCCGTCAGCCAGGCCTATGTCGATACCGAGGTCAGCGAGGTGCGCGGCCTGGTCGATGGCAACGACCATGTGCTATCGCTCACGGAAACGTTCAACGCCGCCGATTGGCTCGAGATCGCCACCGGCGTCTGGCAGCACAACTCGGGCTGGATGGCCTATAACGCCACCGTCTCGGGCGGCAACCTGGTGCTCGATGGCGGGATCGGCTACCTGGTCATGGGCGGACTCACGCAGTGCGTATCCCGCATCGTCACCACCCCATCGAGCGCGAATTGGTCGGCCCTGTATGCCACCGACGCAAACGCCACCACATGGATTCCCTACGACACCGTGCGCGCCAGCATCGTGGCCACCAACATGTTCGCCGTCAAACTGTTCGCCGCCACCGGTCCGGCACTCACCATAAACAGCCTCGACCTCTACACCTGGACGTTCCCCGAGCGCGTCGCCTTCACCCGCGACTTCTCCGGGCTGCACCTGCTCGTCGATACCCCCGCCGGGGACCAGCTCCGCGAGGCCGTCAACGTCCAGTACGTCCGCAGCCTCGCCGCCACCGGCGACATCTCCGGCACCTTCGCCGCCGGCTTCCGTGCCGACAAGATCGCCAATGGCCTGGTCAACAACACCGCCCGCGCCAACGGCTACGGCCTGCTCTGGTACAGCAGCGTCAGCGAGCACCGCTATGTCGATATGGCCACCCAGTTCGAGCTCGACGCGGTCTCGGCCGCGAAAACCGACCTCACCGCGCACAACACCCTCGCCACCCGCGTGACGGCGACCGAGGCGGGCAAAATCGCCATCTCGGGCGACGTCACCGGCAGCCACCTGCAGACCACCCGGGTGGACCGGATCCAGGGAAAAATCATCGACGCGCCCACCGTCAACCAGACCACACCAGTCTTCGACCTCGCCCAGAACAAGATCACCTGGCGCTCGGTCTTGAGCTCCAACCTCGTCTATTCCGCAGGCACCAACGACATCCAGAGCGTGCCTGCCAGCGCGGCCGCCTTCTACCGTGCGCTCTCCGGAACCAACGCCATCATGCCCATCGTGCTCGACCAGCAGATCGTCGGCTGGTACGGCCGGGACGGGCTGACCCTGCCCTACGGCACCCTCAACATCCTCCAAAGCAACCTCACCGCCAACGTCCGCCTCTACGACGGCTCCGCCGCCCAGCCCGCCCTCGCCACCGTCAGCGATCCGGACACCGGCTGGTACCGCTCGGCTGATGACGTCTGGCGGTTCGTCGCGGACGGCAACCTGGTGGCCGACCTCGGCATAGGCGGCATCGCCATGAAAACGGGAAAGACCGTGACCCTGCAGGACGGCAGCCGGGCTGTCTCGCTGGCGGAAGTCACCGGCGGGATTACCCTGGCAGAGGATGATCCGCTCTCTATCCACCATTCCACCACAACACAGGCATGGACGCACGCAGGCGGCACCTACACGACGGCCCAGGTCGTGGCGACCAGCCCCGTCTTGTCAAACGGCGTCGCCTCCGTGACCTGGCAGCTCTCCGTTGCAGGCATGCAGGCCCACGTTGAAATGGCCGATCTAAACCAGAATGAATGGCTACCCTTTGCGCCGTTCGCCACGCCCGGATTCATCCGTGTAGCCCTCGTCGCCGACGCTCCCGCCATGGAGCCGGAGACCTCGATCAGCAACATCGTGGCCACAAGCTGGACGCGCCCCGACCTGTACGCCGCCGTCACCGACAGCGCCGGGCAAATCCTCCATGTGGATGCGGCCGCAGAGCCTCGCCAGCCAGTGCCTCTGGCCCAGATGCAGGCGGCTATTGAAGCGGTTTCCGCCTCCGGCTGGTCCGTGTATCCCGCCGCCGAAGAGGTTGACCTTGCGAACCACGCGCTGCGCATGGGAAGCGCATGGACCCTGCACGAAGTCGGCGAAGGCCTGTACATCGCCAGCCACGGCAACCCATTCCTCTCATTCACCCCGGCAGGCACCGGGCAGTCCGGCCTCAACATTGCCGCCGCCACCCTCTCCAACCAGACCACGACCGTCTCGATCTCCACCAACGGCGTCATCGCTAACCCCATGCTGCAATGGACCCCTTCGCTTATCGACATCGCCTGGCAGACGCTCACCCCCGAAAGCAGCACGTACCCATCCACCAACGCCGCCGGGCACTACGAGATCGTCGCTGTGCTGCCAGCATCGACCGGCTTCATCCGCGCCGTGCAAGACACCGGCACCGCCCGCGCCGACGTAAATGTGCCGCTCTATGTCCAGGGCAATCGCGTGGAAACCGGCTTTGTCCGCGACGGCACCAACCTGCTCTGGGTGCTCGACGGCGTCACCAACCGCGTCGTGCTGGAGGCTTTATGATTCTACCCTTTTATTTTCCAGCCCGCACAAAAAAAAACCTGTCCTTGCAGCCAGGTTTGGTGTGCATTTGTCCTGAACCTGAACAAACAACACGTAATCGTGCGGGCTGGATCCTTCAATTGGCGTTACTCTTCGCCTCATCCATAACACTCCCGGCGCGTGCCGACAACACCTACCCCATCACCTGGAACTGGCCCAGCAACCAGACTGCAGCCGCCGTGCAGGCGCAATATCCGTGGATGCGCATGGATCCGGAGCGCGTCAACATCGAGCTCTCCCTCAACGGCGGCGCCACCTACCGGTCGCTCGCCACCGGCGTCCCCAGCCAGCAGGGCGACAACACCTGGACGATGAACCTGCCCGATACCGCCGATTACCTCTCCACCGCCGCCCGCGTGCGCATCTCCTCCATGCCCCAGTACCGCCAGGTGCAGACCCGCGTGGAAACCCCGCTGGTCATCGCCGGGATCCGCCTCGTCAACCCGCCCGCCACCGTCACCAACGGAGCCAGCGTCACCCTGCGCTGGGTAGCGGCCGGGGCGGGCAGCCTCGTCACGCTAGGCACCCGCGCCATCGGCACGCAGGACTGGGTCGAGCAGGCCGTCTTCGGCTCGTCCGACTCCAACCAGGGCGGCCAGACCAACAGCGCCACCTGGGCCGTCACCGGTCTCGCCCCCGTCCCCACCGAGATCATCCTCCAATCCACGCAGGACCCCCTCTGCTACCGCCGCCACGCACTGGGGGTAGCGCAGCCATGACCGACGCCCAGATCATCGAGTTCGCCAGCCGCTACGACTACATCCCCCCCATGGCCTGCCGCTCCTTCCGCAGCCACCATCACTACGAGGACATGGTCAGCGCCGCCCGCTGTGGCATGCTTGCCGCCGCCCTCGCCTGGAGCGGCCCCGCCATTGAGGGCTTCGCCCCCCTGGCCACCACCATCGCCCGCCGCGAAGCCCTCCGCTACCTCAACCGCCTCTCCCGCACCGTCTGGCCAGGACAAGCGCACCACGCCGAGAACGGCCACGAAGCCCTCTCCCTCGACTACACAGCCGCCAGTACGGGCGAGCAGCAGCTCGCCCTCGGGCAGCAGCTCGCCCTCCTCGACACCCTCGCCTCCGGTGCCCCATCCCCGTACCAGCAGGCCGAACAGGCCGACCAGATCAACAGCCACCTCGCATGCATCAACGCCCTGCTCAAGCGCCGCAAAACCCGCCAGACCCGCCCCTCAGGTTTCAGGTCTCATCCCTCATCCCTTCCCGCATCCCCCGACTGGCGTCCCCGGTGCCACCCCGGCGACGATCAGGGCGAGACCGACGCCTGCTCCGTATTCGCCCTCGCCAGCTACGCCGAATGCATGCTGCAAAAGCCCGTCAGCGATGCCGACGCCATCGCCCTCTGGCACGCCGCTATCGGCTCCGGCGGCATCTCCATCGCCTCCGCCTTCGCCGCCGTCATGCGCTACGGCAACTGGCTGCCCAGGGGAACCACCATAAGCCGCGTGACCACCCTCGAACACCTCACCCAAGGGCCGCTTATCGCCGTCCTGCGCGACCTCGACTGGGACCGCGCCGCCCCCACCGGAGAGCTCGCCCCCGCCGCAACCCCCAACCGCCACGCCTGCCTCCTGGTCGCCAACCTCGACGGCACCCTCTGGTTCGAAAACAGCCACGGCCCCGCCTGGGGCAATGACGGCTACGCCACCATCGCCGCCACCAACTTCTGGCCCCACTGCGACCAGCTCTGGAAAGTCACACTGCCAGCCCGGGAGGCACACCATGAGTAGGGGCGAAAGATTTTTCGCCCACACCCCCGCCCACACCGCCCTAACCCTGCTCGCCGTGCTAACCCTCCTCACCGGCTGCAAGACCCCGTTCGCACGAGACCGCAGCCCCTCGCGCGACTTCCCCGCCTGGGCGGCACCCGCCTGCCAGCAGGCGCTCGACGAGGCGCACGCCATCATCCAGGCCAAAGGGCGGCACATGGTCTTTGCCCGCCCGGTGCGCGTGGAGATCGTGCCGGGGCAGCGCAAGATCAACGGTCAATGGTGTATCCACTCCGGAGAACTCTCCATGTGGGTGTGCGGCCTGTGCAGCGACGGCAGGCTCGTCCAAATCGCCATCGATCCCAAACGCATCGGCGATGCAGCCGCCATCCCCTACGGCACGCTGCTCCACGAGATGATGCACCACTGGCTGGCCAGCGATCCGGGCATGGACACAGCCTGGCACGATCCCATCTACGACGAGGTATATGCGTGGAAATCAGCAAGGAAAACAA